AGTATCCTTTGGGATCTAGTGAATCTGGTGGCATCTTTTCCAAGACATCAGGTGTTAGAATGATAAAAAATGCTGTGGAGCAGTTGCTCTTGACAGAAAGGGGTGAGCGGGTCATGCTTCCTAACTATGGATGCAACCTAAAAAAGTACCTATTTCAACCATTAGATGAAACAACTTTCACAGGAATTAGAAACGAGATAGAAACCTCATTTAGAAACTACATTGTGGGCGCTAGGATCGCCAAGCTCTCAGTCTTTCCTACAGGCGAGTCTGGACCAGCAGGAGGCAACTCTCTTCAAGTAATCCTTAGCTTAAAGTTGGATAAGTCTGACTTAGAAGTATTTGATGTTGGAGTAACCATATCATGAATTTTTCTGGAACAATAAGCTCAGACTTTATGAAACTGGCTAACATACCAGTTTCTAAAAGACCTTCTCTAATAAACTTTGCCGCTACCGATTTTGTTTCTCTAAGGCAGTCTCTGATTGACTACGCCAAGGTAGTCTATCCTAACGACTACAAGTATTTCGTAGAATCTGATCTAGGGATGATGTTCTTGGAGTTAGCCGCGTACATGGGCGCTGTAATGTCTATGAAGGCTGACATGCTTGCTAACGAAAACTTTTTAGCTACTGCAAAACAGAGATCTAGCGTCAAGAAGCTGCTTGAGCTTATCGGCGTTAGGATGAAAGGCCCTTTATCGTCGGCTGCTGATGCTAAATTAGTTTTTGATTCTGACGCAACAGATTACATCATATCAAAGGCTTCTAGAGTTGTTAATATATCATCGCCCGAGGACGGAGGCAATTTAACATTCACACTTTATAAAGTAACAAACGGCTTAGTCGATACTGTAAATGTAAATGGCAACATAGTTCTTAGCGACTCCGACGACACTGGTGGAAAAGTTTACACAAATCTTGTTCTACAAGAAGGGGCGTTAGTAAGCGAAACAGGAGAGTTTGCCGCTACTGAAGGAGTTAAAACTATAAAGCTATCGCAAGGCCCCGTGGTAGAGGGTAGTATTGGTGTCTATGTTACTAGCCCAAATGACGCTACGAACGGAGCATACACAGAAGTTCCCAGCGTGTACTATGCCTCTGGAACTTCTGACAAGATCTTCGAGGTTGTGTACGATGAAGACTACAACGCTACTGTGGTTTTTGGTGACGGCAGTGTAGGAATTTCTCCAGAAGATACAGCTAGTTTTAGAGTTGAGTATCGTGTTGGAGGTGGAACTAGAGGAAATATAGCAAAAGATATTATCAATGCTTCAGTTAGGGTTTCCAAGACCGCGAACCCTCCATTGGCAGGAACCATCACAAATACAAGCAAAGCCACTGGGGGAGCAAACGCAGAAACTATTGAACACGCCAAAAAATATGCTCCACTCAACTTTAGAAGACAGGATCGTCTAGTTACCTTAGAAGATTACTCTGTTTTTGCTAATACATTTATCAGCACATTTGGAACTGTGGGGAAGGCTACTGCTGCGACCAGAAAGGCTTATGCCTCAGCAAATGTCGTAGACATCTATGTTCTTGAAAAAGCATCAGATTTACAGCTACAAAGAGCCACCACAAATTTTAAAACTCAGCTTCTAGCAGAGATTAATAAAAAACGAATGGCAACAGATGATGTGGTTATTGTGGACGGCTTGATTAGAACATTAGATCTGGGCGTAACTATAAGAATTGACAAAGAGGAAGAAGAAAACCAAGATCAGATTAAGAATAAAGTAAGGGATAAAATTCTCCGTTACATGAGCGCAGATAACAGAGACTTTGGTGAAAATCTAAATATATCTGAACTGAACAGGCAGATCTTTGAGGTTGAAGAAGTTAGATACTCAACCATAGATAACCTAGATCAAGATGTCACAATAGATTTTAATGAGATTGCACAACTAAACAATCTCACAATGAAAGTAGTATTACTTGACTGATGGGATTCAATAAACATAATCCAACTCCTAGAAACTTCTACAAAACAAACTTTGTAGAGCTAGTCGAGCTTATAACTCCCGAGATCTATCAGCAGAAAGACTTGGAGTTAAGTGGCGTTGAGCTAAACCCAATCTCAGATATCATCAATAGGCATGTGCAGCTTGGAAATGATATATCAGAAGTTATATCAATTTCTGGTGTTGATTATACTCAAACTAGTTCTTTAGGAAACATTAGTGGCATATCTCAATACTTTGTCAAACAAAATGAGTTAACAAAAATTAATCCCTTTTTGTTTGAGAGTAAAATTCTACTACCTCTAGGTCAAAGTTTTAGTAATTTTGATTCTAGCGCAGACTTCAATACATATCTATCAGGAACGCTGCTGCCCTTACTTGTTCCTGCTTCACAAACAGATAGTGTTTGCTTAGAACAAAGTATCAGCACATTATCTTCACTTACAGCAAACAGTGACGCCAGTTCTGTTCACAACTACTTAGTTGATAATTTAGGTTGGTTCTACTTCCTAAATACCTCTGGAAATGGGGGACTGGATTTTAGCCCTTCCAGCTATGTTCTTTCATCTTTTAATTCTTTATATGTTGGCAACAAGCTAGAGACCATTGATGGTATAAAGGGTTTAACTGAATACCTTTGGAGAAATAATGAGACTTGTTCCTTCGGGTCGTACCTGCCTTCTAATTTTATATCTGGCACTGCTGACGCTATTCTCGATGCAAGCGATGGCGTTGTAGCAACTTACACTAGTGGAACTCAAAAGCTTGAGGCCCTACAGACGCTAATTGACATAGTTTACTCTCCACTCTACCTAGATCAACAAGACTACAAGGTACGAGATGCCTTTGATAGTTACATTGACGCGGGAACAGAACTAGTTGATAATGTATCGAAAGGAGACCATAGGAAGTTTAGCAATCTACTAGGCTTTCATTTTGCCGACATCTCTGATGAAATAGAAAATATAAACTTAATCTATGACATTGAAAATGTTAGGGATGAGCATCTGCAATACATCGCAGACCTAATTGGATTCAAGTTAAGGGGAAACTCGCCAGCAAAGTGGAGGCACCAGTTACGCCTAGCGATTGACCTGTACAAAAAATCGGGAACAGTTGAAGCTATTCAAAACGCTCTCAACGCTCTAATTATTGATTCGGTATTTGATGTATCAGGCAAGGTTCAGGAACTATGGGAGTCTTACATCCCCAACCTTATTTGGGTCTCCTTAGGAACGGAGTCCCCCTTATTTAGAAATTTAGAGACTTGGACTCCTTCGCTGGCTGCGGAGGCAGGAGTGTTTTCTTACAGCACAAGTAGCCTAGAAGAAAACTTAAAACTAGTTACAGATAGTATACTTCTAGATCTATGGAGAGCATTCCCTGAAAACTTCTTGTTCCACGGTAAGCCGTTCCCAGTCCCCGAACTTTGGGAGCTTGATCTTGAAGGGCATGAAGTAAAAAGATATACGGTTATTGGAACTCCTGATATGAAACCTTTCCATATTCATAAGGTTACTGATCCTGGGTTCCAAGCATTCAAACAAGATGCAAAGCTTTTTGGAGAAAGCAAGGCTTGGGATGCTGCTAATGGTTTTGGCCCACTAGGCACAGGGGTTTACATGGCAGGAACCAGCCATCCCGAGACTGGCGAGCGTCCCACATATTTGAAGCTAAGGGGTGATCTAGAGTTCTTGTTTAATTATCGAGGCAAGGTAAATTACCCAATACCACCTTTTGATGAAGTAAAATACTATAGAGATAGTTCTGTCACGAAACCTATGGTAGACCTTCTTGTTGAGAGGCTAAAATGCTTCTTAGTTAGGGATGCTTTTGCCGATCAGGTCGGAGACTTCATCGTCAGTAGTGCAGTCACTGATGAGTCTGATCTAGGTGCTTTGAACGAGTTCTTAATGTTCTTTAGCTCTACTCAGACCGCTCCTAACTTTGATGAAGTTATGCTGAGTATTTCTGATTATGAGAAGAACCTACTTAGCTTGTGGAATGGAAAATCTTCGCACCTATTTATTAACTTCAAAGATACTGATTTTGATTTCTCCAAAACTACTCTAGAGGGAGATGGTAAGTATGCTCTATATGAAGCAGCCCGAGTATCTAGAGAGTTTTCTCCTGCACATGCGATCACCCGTGTCAATCTAACAGCAAGCGCAGAAGAACTCTTCGAGGCGTCAAGCACTCGTTTTCATTATTTAGGTTTTGATCAGGACGATACTAGGGCTGGATACACCTCAGCGGCGGTTTTTGGAAACTTTGAGAATAGTGGAATCCCCCTGTCCTTCGCAAACGGTGGTGGTGATGGTAATCAGTCTTCAAAAGAAGGGCGTGGGGGATTGAACACTTTCAAGAGAGCCCAAGTAGATGGTTTTTATGATTCGCTGTTATCATCAACCAGTATCGTTACAGATGTAACAACAGTGGGTCGAAGGGCTCTGCGTAGACGCAACTTCAAGTACCTGTTACCCCACGAAGGCTACTACGACAGAACGGGCTTCAATGGCCCTGTGAGCTACGATCCCTCTACATTCGAGGGATCCCTCGCGTCCTCCCTAGGAGAGCTTACGCTGGGCTATGTGGCGTCTGCTGGGAGGTTCCACCCTGTCGTTGACCCAATCAACCCTTCAGGTATCTGGGACGAATGTGAAGGATTAGATTCTAGTAGGACATTCTCTGGTGTTAACACCAGTGCGACATTCCCATATAGAGGGCTTTCTTCCCTAGGATCAAACGCTAAGATGCCAGAGGTTGGGGAGTCTACAGCACGGTATATTGATAGAGGACAACTTCCTGAAATATATAACACCATGCATGAGCTATATGAGGCCAAAGCTCTTGATAATGGATTTCAGATCTTATCTTCTACATCTGCATATGATCCTGATGCGTACTGGAAAAACAATGCTCAAAGCCTTGCCAACGAGGCCATCGCAAGCGGCTATGTTTTAAATTCATTTGCTGACTATGAAAACTTTAGTTTTGGTAATGGACCCCACAAGCTTTATCGAGACTACTGTAAGTATTTTGCCAAACATCCCCTGGGTGCCAACGAAGTAGAAAAGACTGGCGGTAATATTTTTGCCCATGTGTTCGGTCAGGGTCTGTACAATTGCGATATGTCTGTCGATGGTTCAGGTGTGGCAGAACTGGTGGCTTCTAGTGTAAGGAGCGTTAGTGCCATCAATGCTGTGAACATTTGGAACAATGCAGTAGGGACAGTAGAAACAGAAAATGGAACTATTGCTGTGTCTGCCGAAGGTAACACTATCGTCCCCCTCTCAGGAACTTTCGTAGAGGGCAAAGTAAATAATGCAGAACTTAGAAACCCACACATCTTAAGCGGTATTGAGTTTTGCGATATCTCAGGAGCCCCATCCAGTAATCAGTTTACTATATTTGATTTAGATTCAAGCTTTGAGGTTCCTGGCCTAGAGAACTACCTCATAGGTAATAGAGTTATCAAAGCTAAATCTGCGGGAGGTCTCCCCAGACTTCGATTCGATCTATCCTCTTATGGAGATCGTAGAAATTACTTTATTAAGGATCACCGCTTTGAATTAAACATCAAGGCTTTAGTGGCAGAGGAGTATTCTCCAATACTTGGTGGCGGCAAACTTGGAGTTTGGATTCACACAGAGCCAATCGAAGGTCTTTTCTGGACTTGGCTGCCTACAGGCAAGTGGGCACCTGTTCAAGAGTCCAGAGTATCTCAACCTTTAGTCCTTAATTCACTATCACACATTTATAATTTTGAAGTAAAAGATCCTGATCCTACTGAAAAAGTATACTGTCTAGGAAACACTAGCAATACAGGTACAGAGATAAATGATGTATCATTGAATAACATCAAAGAATCATACTTTGAAACATTTACTGTCAATTTTGATACTCGTAACTTTACAGATTCAAACAACTCAGAATATCTTGAAATCATCCCCCTCAGGAATAGGAACTATGAGATTACAGAACAGGTAAACAAGGATGATGTAAACTATATTGTTGAGATATTCTTTGTACCAAATAATAATAAAGAAAAGTATCTTCTTTTAGACAATATTGAATTACAAGATCTCACTCTCCGAGACAGGGCAGGGATCGGAACGGGTCATGGCATTAGAAGCCAAGGCACACCACTCAGACCCTTCGTAAAAGAAGACAAATTAGAACTATCAAAAGATCAACTTCGCGATGTTCTAAAGTTCTATAATGGATTGATAGGACAAGGAGTTGGACAGTATAGTACAGATATAGCTTCTAGAGATGCCACAATCACTTCTGGAACACTAGAGCTTAGTGGTGGAAGTAGGCTTAGTTACAGAGTTCATCCCGAGTGGGGTTACTTTACTCAGGACGCAACTTACAAATCTTATAAAGAATTGGAGTTCAACAACTGATGAGAGGAGAAGTAGAAGTATGGAGTGGGGATGAACTAATTCTCAAGCAGCCCAACATGCTGGTTGATGGCGCTGGAGAATTAGTAGCTGACATCATGACCGTATCTCCATCCTTATCAGGAATGGAGATTGATGGAGCGGTTGTAAATACAGACGCTGCGACATCATCCATACTGGATGCGTCAAACTACAGAATTCAAGCTATTTCATTTGGAACAGGGTCAGGAGCTTTCCAAAGTAATGCATATACACTAGACGCTAAAAAACTTCAATTTTATATAAACATATTAGCATCAAATGTTTTAGGAGGAATTATAGCAAATCCAGCCGTATTAGAGTCGCCTTTTGGTTATGTTTATAATTCATCTTACCAACCAGCCGATACAGGATTTCCATTATCTCCAAACCCACACCTAACTGTCCTAGAAGAAAACACTTCAGTATCAGCGGCTCCTGTATACGATGGCGATCCATTGGCGGTTAGCTCTATCGTACCAGGGAATGGACAACTAACTAACTTTTTACCAAGCGGTATTTATAGTTCAGTCTTTGATGCCTACGGCCCTACTTACGCCGCATTGGCTGGAGGACGGCTTGGGGCTTTTCCTGAGGGAAGCAGTGTAAATTATACCTTACTAGCTCCCCAAATATATTATTTTGATTCAGACTCTTTTGCTTTTGATAGAACGACTAGCCCAGGCAGCTTCTTCAATGAGGTTAGTTCAATGGACATTTCTGGTTTTGTCAACATGGTTATGAGTTCTGTCCCGAATGGAGGGGCAAATGGTCTAAACTTTAGTGGTGGAGCTAGTGGACTGTGTTTATCTGCTGAACAGGAATTACCGAATCAAGGATTCTCGTTTGTTGAGTATACTGTGGCTCTTAGCGAAGGAGATGCTATGTTTGCTCATGCATATGGAGGAATTACGCACTTAGGATTATGGTCCATAGATATGAAACAATCTCTTAGGAATGGAAATACACCACCTTTTGAGTTTGATGTACTAAATAATCCTAGGAAGTATAAATTATTCTGTAGAAAGGGCCTAAGTAAGGATATTACATATACTAGGCAGAAAGATCACCATAGAGACCTAACCATTAGGTGGAGGATACATTTCCGATGAAAAACTTTGCTGAAGACATGGGCATCACTGGACACCTCACAATCATTCGTAAATGGAATGATGGTGGGGAAGAAGTGCTTTTAGATGATAGTAACATCATCGTATCGGGAATGGGCGCTGGCCTATCCTATCTTTTTACTGGATCAGGATCTGATAGTGTTTTAGATTATCAAATTGATCGCTTTCAAGTTGGAGTCTCTGGTCCTCCTGAAGGGGGAGTCGTTAGCTCGATCTATGAATTATCATCCCAACTAGGGGAGTCCGATTATGGAGCGGGCAGCAACCTGTTCATTAAAGTAAACGGTCAACTCACTGGGCGATCACTAACATCGAACAGAGCGTTCGCTTTGATACCAAAAAACAAAATAACTAGAATTGGAGATTCTTCTGTTAGATATACCTTGGTTCTTGATGAAGAAGCTTGTAATGATTTAACTGGAGCGCACAGTGAGGAATTAAATCTGAATGAAGTTGGTATGTTCATGAAGAATCCTACGGGCAGCACCAACGATAAATCAATCCTTGTTTGTTACCGAACATTCAGTAATATCAGAAAGACTAGTGATTTTAGTCTCATCTTTAGATGGACCTTGAACTTCTAAAATGCCTTTTAATCCCAACGACATCTATACTAGCAGCGGAAGCGTACAACTTTTTAACGAGTGGGTTCCCTATGTTTCCAAGTTCGACACTAGCTCTTTCTATAACTGGGAGCAAGACAACCTGCCTCTTTATGATCTAGAGGAGCGCACTTACGAGCTTTGGGAACAGAATGGATTTAACACATCTGCTGGTGTCCCAGGACTGGCCCTGACTGTATCTTCTGATGCTCCTGCTGGCGCACTTGCAGCTAACAGAAACATATTCCAAGAACTAAGTTCTTGCATCGCAGCTATTCCAAAAGTTGTTCGGTTCCCTGTTCTTGTGGAAGTGGGCACGATTGGAGATCTAGGCAATCTGGAACTACACAACTTTAGAATCGAGGAGGGGGGCTCTATTGAAATTATCAACAGAGCATTTGCTAGAACTTATGATGCATCAGCAAAAGTAACTCAAGTTCAGACTCCAACTTATAATGAATCTCACAAACTAGTTAGTCATTTAAGTTCTGTCGATACCAGTAACGCTTTCTCTGAAGCCTCCTGTGTTCATCTCGGATCAGGAACAGTTGTTCGTGAAAATGGAGATTCTAGAACAGCAAACAATACCCATAGGGTTATATATCCACAATCTACTCTCAGAAACGCCCCTCTTACTGTTGCATTAGGCAGAGACTTATTTGCTGTAGGAACTGCTAGTGTGATGGCATTACAGCCTTATGAGAATGTTGATTTTACTTCGGTAGATGATACACTCAACTCTGGACTTGATATTAGTGCAACAAACCAAGCCACTAATGTTAATATCTACAGGGATCAGATGGCAGCCGATGATGTCGGTATGGGTGGAAACACATATCTTAACAAGCTAAGGAAACTAAGTATTAAGAACTGTGATGGCCCAATCTATATTAGAAACTTTTTTGTAGATGCCGCTGATGATGCTACCAATATTCAAGATTTTGGTATTGAAGTAACTAACTCCGAGGCAGTCATTGAAAACTGTGCGTCGATCAGAGCTAAAAAGGCGGGGTGGAGATTCAATAACTCCACAGTAACTCTTTCTAGATCTGCCTTCGCGTACAGAAATTATGAGATCTCTAGCACGCCCACGGACAGAATTGCTGAGGTTGGTTACGGATTCCATGCGGTCAATAGTGACATCACTATTAGCTCTACGCCACAAGTTGTTACAGATCTAGCTTCAATAGGTGACACTGGTGGATCAGGTTCTGATTGTAAGGTTATCTCCTCTAGAAATTATGCTGGTTTTGTATTAGATAATTCGAAGCTTAGGGGTGGCGTGCAGCGAACACTAGCCCGTAATGCTTTGACTGGCGGTATTCTAGGATCAGAGTTGAACACGGGGTACGGTATGATCCTTAACAACTCAGAGATAGATGTTAAGGGTTTGATTGATCTTTATTCAAACGATAAAGGCATCCAAGCTGACGGCTCTAAGATTGTTTACGAGAACTTATGTGTTGATGCACACTCAAATGAGGGTATTAGATGTAGAAACTCTGAGTTTATTTTTGATTCTGTCGATGGTCCTACGCAATCTGGGCAAGCTGATAGACACCAATTAGACATGTCCGCAAACGGTCAGCATGTGGACCTTCAAGGAAATAGTTTGTTTACATTTAGAAGAAAGAACAATATTCCTACTAAATATGGAAACTCTAGATTCCTTGTATCCCATGGTGTAATCAAGTGGGATGATGCCAACCAATCTACTTTACCAGCGTTCTCTGTCAACAATAACTCTACTCTTGAACTAATTCATCCTAACATTCAGGTTAGTGGAACTGATGAGAACATTCAAAATAGACCATCCTTTGGTCGAGCAATCAAAGCTTCTAACTCTTCAAATGTTTCATTGTTCGGAAGTAAGGGCGGATGCAACTTTATTTACGGTCCTCCTGGGTTTGCTTACCAACAAAAAATGGCGGGCATTTATGGCTCAAATAACTCCACTGTCAACCTGCATGGCCCCACAGCTATGGCACACTTCGGAGTAGATGTTCTAGTAGAAGATAACTCAGTTCTAAACATAGAACCTGCCAGAAAAAGAGATGAGTTCGGCCTAGAAGTTAGTGGATTTGATTTAAGCTCTGGTGGAAACCACACCTCAGTTGAGCTACATGCAACCAGGGCGTGCTTAGTTGCAAATGAGAACTCTACAATTAATTTAACTGATCTTGGAGCTTATCCTGTTAACTGGATTAGAACCAGCACAGGCATAGGATACCTTGATCTTGGTGCCGATTACCCAATCGGTACATATAACACTAGTGCTTATACCTCTTCAGGCTGCTTGCAGTTTTACCCCAATCCACAAGATACCTCAGCGCAAGAGTTTACCAGCTTGGATGATCTAGGCAACGCCACTCTTGGTCTGGGGTTCACTCCACAAACTTTCCCCACTTTTTCCGAATTAGATGGACTAAACAGGTTCTTTATTACTGATGAAATAATTTCCAGTGCTCCAAATTTTACAAATCAAGCTAAGATTACTCAAGGAGGAGTGGCTCTAAGGGCAACCCAGGACAGTGTTGTTAATGTTAAGAATGTCCATTTCCCACTAGGCACTAATAACAGCCCATTAGATGGTTTCTACTACACAACTAGTGGGGCAGATTGTGAGAAGTTTATGATTTGGAATATCGCTGATACATCACGATTGAACGCTTCTTATCTATCGGTCAGTGGTATGCACCCAGCAAATCAACAATATCATGGCCCTAGCGCAATCTGGGCATCGTCCAGGGATGGAGTTAATGACGGAGTGTTGTATAATGTTCCTGCGTCGGGTGCTCCAGCGAATACTCCAGACACAGGATCATTAAGTATTCTAGATGTTTTTGGAGCAGGAAGTGGAGTTTGGGTAGTGCCCTCAG